CCAGCACCGATGCCACAGCTGATATGCCTGCCCATCTGCGGTAGATCGTTGGTGACTCGGTGTTCTCAGTGCTGTCGACAAAGGCATCAATCCAAGACTTGTTCTTCCTTGGTGTGGCCCCATTGAGCTTTGCCATTACACACGCTTCCTACCTTTGTCTCCCGGTGTGTAGTCCCGAAGTCCATTCGGGTTGTCGTTCTTCTCTTTCCCTCTGTTCCACCCCACAACGCAGTCGTATGGTATTAAGAGAGTTCTTTTATTATTGAGTCTAACTCTGCACTCCAGTAGCTTGAAGATTTGGGGGATGACTTCGTCTTCTTTCTCCTCGGGATACTGGACGGTGAGAGCATCGTGATCATGCATGTACAGTTGAACGATGCCCCTGAGCCAGACTTGAAGCATTCCCTTATTGACGAAGTCGGCAAGGCTGCATTGAGGATCATATGCGATTGCTTCCCTGATTGTTGCATCTTCATTACGACGACCAAAGAACCATCTCTTGCGCTCAGATAGGCTGACGATGAAGCCATCTTTTCGTAGACGATCCTCGACTGAGGCGTGCCAGAGTTGGTGGGCTGGGAAGGTGGGGAAGTAGACATCTTGGAACTCCTCTACAATGGGCTCGGGGATAGCGGTCTCTCGCGATAACGTAGCTGGCTTGCCACGATAGTTAGAGCCGTGGCCAAGCTTCTTGCTAGTGTCTCGGTAAGAGTGACCTCGATAGAAGTCTCCGTCGGCGATAGCTCTATCACGTTGAAGCTCACCAGTCCAAGGGAGTTCGGGCCAACAGAGTCGGGCAGTCGCAGTGTGCGGGTCTCCTGTCTCACACGCATCGAGATACTTACCGTCTCCAAATAGGTTCCACTCAAGGGCGCCGACGACATATGACTCTCCTGACTTAGCGTCGAACTTGGCTAGCTTCATTCCTTTGTCTGCGATGAAGATGGATCGGAGGGCTTCTTCGATGTTCTGAAGGTTACCACCAGTACCAAACTCACTAAAGCTACTGCTAAACCTACCAGTGCTAGTGCCAGCAATGTTGTAGCTGGTCCTAATCCGATCATCGGGGTCCACTCCAGTCTGAAGGACAGAGATCTTCTTAGCCATCGTGCCGATGGCAAGCATGTGCTGACAGATCTGCCGGGCGATTAGGTAGTCGTCCCGGATTTTCTCCACCGCGCTGATGTCCGTGGTAGGTCTGCCTCTACGTCGAATGGTGGGTATCCGAAGGACTTCGTAGAAGAGCCTTTGCCGGTCCGGGTTGCTGCGCCAGTTGAAGTCCCGGAGCCCGACCCCTTCGGACACAAGTCTCTCAAGTCCACACTCCAGCTTATCGAGGACCCCAGCGCACTCGTTGATAACCTCACTTCTCCGTGGCATGTCAACCCGCACGCCACGCAGACGCATCTCAAGCGCAGGACCCTGCAAGTCCCGTGAGAAACGATACGTCGCGCGCGTGTAATTGTCCAACTGTGGTACAAGAACGTCGAGCAGTTCTCTGGTGACGCAGGCGTCGAGTCCATTATAGATCCAATCCTTCGACATTCGATCCAGCGAGCGGGGCTCCAGCTTGTGGGTCTTGATTATTCGCATCATGTCTCCTCAGGTAGTTCAGGGCTTTGGTCAGCCACTCACTGTCGTCCAGCGCTGCCAACCGTTTGTTGCAGCGGCTGCATAGCATTCCTCTGGTCAGTCCGGTATTATGATCGTGATCAAGCTCTGCGCGGGGAAGGTCAGAGCCTGAATGCATAGTTATGCTAACTTGGCAGATAGCACACAGACCTTCCTGCCTTGTCAGCAACTCCTGTGGATCGGCAAGGCCAAGCTTTCTGGCTTTGTTTATTCGATACCTAAGGTTACCGCACTTGCGGCAGTACCCATAAAAGCCGTCGGGATCACTGCCTGGAGAAAAGAATCTGAAAAGTACCCTCTCAGCTTTCTCTTGCGTCTTAGCCCCAATGTATATAGTTCTACACCTTGAGCACTCTTTAACCCAGTTCTCACCATCATGATAATACTCAGGCATCATTGGTCCCTCTTAATGGTTTTGAAGCTGTGTTCTGCTTTCCATGATCCTTCATCCGTGTAGAGAGAGCCTAGATGGCCGAGTGCCTTCAGGCTCTCAGGTTGCAACGCGTGGTGTAGCAGCATAGTGTCATGCTCAGCGCCAGCCACGTTGATGTTCATGGTTCGCTTGAGGAACGAGATGTCGTAGAGTCCGTTCTGGAAGACCTTCGGCGGCTTCCCGCGTTCAAGAATACTTCGTACAAGCTGCCAAGCTCCTCGCTCAGCCTGAACGCTAGGCCAGTAACTTTTATCTTTTCTTCTTCCGTCATAGAACGGTACAACGAGAGCAAGCGATGCCGAGGGAGCGAAGCCAATGCACGTGATAAGTTCTCCATTGGTCTCGATATCCACGCTAAGTCCTTTTGCCCGTTGTATGTATTTTTTGTCGAAGTCATCGATGTCTCCTAGTGATGGTTCAACCCATATCTCACGCTCAGGTCTGCGGACCTCAGGGAACTCTGCTTCGCGGCGGGCCTTCATCAGGTCCACCAGAACTATTGGTCTGTTCTCCCATTGTCTGAGGATGTTAGCAGGATGATAAGTAGGTAGAAGCTTATAGTCCAAAGCAGTAAAAGTGCTAAGACGAGTAACGCCCCGGTACTTCCCAATTTGTGCGTTGCCAGAAAGTGCCCAAAGAGCAGTAGCCCCAAGGCAGAGTATAAGATTAGGGTCAAGATCACTGATCTCCTCGCCAAGCCTTTCCAGTTCACTGATAAACTCACGGCGGACGTAAGCCGACTTACCCAGCGGCGGATACCCACGGATGCCTAGCTCCCTTGGACCACACAGCGCTTCGATCTTGTTGCCGGGCGGTCGAAGCATGAACACGTTGGTGCGCTGGACCTGTGGGCAAAGCTCCCATGCCTCGTTGACGTAGCCGGGCTTGCCGGTCCGCCAGTACATGGACATGAGGGAGCTATGCTTGTCGGTCCATTTAACTATACCGGCTTCGCTGAGCATCCTCAGGAGTTCTACTCCCGAGGAGCCAACGAAGGGGGCCTTGATCTTATCCTCGTTCTCGCCGTAGGCCTCGCCAACGATTAGGATCGCTTTCAAAACAACTTCTCCATCTCGTCGATCAGCTGCGCTAGCTCAGAGAGCTTGATGCTAGAGTTACTGAAGATGGCAGGCAGGCCTTGATGGGTCATCTCCACGACCTTATCCACGTCAGCGCGGGGCTTACCTAGGATGCGATCACGGAAGTCACTAAGGCGCCTGATCTGTCGGCCCAGTTCTTGGTTGATGGTCTGAGCCTGTGCCATGAGTGGCTTCTCACGGTTGTTCTCTTTGTAGTAGGCGTCTGGTTCCATTGACATGAAGGTCTCCTCTTAGAGAAAGGGCGGGGTCGGGTTGAGACTGCAAGATCTACCCGACCCCTAGGCACGGCACTTACGCTGTGGGAGTACTTGCCGTGCTGTTCTTAGACTTCGTCCAGACTGGCATCTGGGGGCAGAGCAGTCCTATCGTCAATGTTCGCGTAGTGCCTCTTGCTGTCCTGCGATAGCGAGTGCGTGACATGGGCAATGAACTGCGTACCTACACAGCCATTGACCAACTCGGTGGCGTTCTTAAAGCCGAGCGCTTCGGCGAACTCCGTGAACCTATACATAGCCTTCTCAGACTTGTAGAAGGTTAGGCGAATGGACTTCTCCTCAAGTCCACCAGCCTCGGCCAAGGCGTCTTCGTCAACGTGCTTCATTGCCTCGATCGGATAGCAGGTGAACTCGTAGAACTCCGTCTGCTTCTGCGTCGACTTGTCGTGTCGAGGAAGCTCGCGGATGATAAACATGTACCAGCCGATGGGCAGTGCCTTAGGCCGGGGCAACTGGTCGGATGACATGTTCATCATGTCTTCCAAGCTAGGCTTAGAAGGCACGCCGGATAGCTGAGTCGTACGTCGTGGCATTACAGCCATTAAACTCTCCTTAGTTTAGGTTGCGCTGCTGGTGGGTCCCGTAGGACTGCGAAGACATCTGCTAGGCCAGTCTCAACGGGGTAGAACTTATCCATGACCGATGGCCTTGGGTTGGCCAAGTCGATCACGCCGTCACTTACAGTCTGGATTGTGCGCTTACCTCCTAGGTTCTTGTAACGGATATAGGTCGGGAAGTACTGGGGGATCTTAGGTGATAGCTTCTGCCCCACCCCCTGAGGGAAGATCTTGCGCGTGCCATCAGGCAGGTCCATGTATAGACCGTGGCACATTACGATGACGTTGGTCTCGAAGTAGGCCGACGTGATGTACGCGAGGAGCTTTTCAACGGCGTCCTGAGCATCACCGTAAGTCGCCCGCTGGTCATAGTCGCCAGATTTACCTCTAGGAGTAAGCGGTTCTCGCCAGTCGAAGGCAGCATCACAGAGTCGACTGAGAGAATCGATAACAAGGATACAATCTGGTCCCCATTCAGCGGGCTTACCGAGATTAATCTCCATCGTGCCATCGTTGTAGCTCCAGTTGTCGATCATTCTGGTGGCAGTGATGAAGGCCTTAGGCTGACCGTCGATGACTGGCCCATTGGGAGTTGCCTTGTACTTATCCCGCAGCGTCCTGAATTCAACATTGTTAGCTCGTTCAGGACACTGTTCAGCGACCAAGAATTTGAGTATGTCGAGTAGGTTATCCATGTCAAGAATACGCAGAAGATAACCAGCTCTGACCAAGCTAACAAGAGAACCAGTCTTACCGCTTTTCGCATCTCCGAGTAGGAGGAGTTTGACATAGTCATTACTCTGATGGTTGAGGATGTTGGTCATTAGGTGCGCGGAACGAGGGGGTTCCACTGTTCTCCTTTCACGAAGTCCCTCTTTAGGAAGGCTTCCCTCACGTCAGGGTCCTTGTTGCATACGTTCTGGTAATCGCAGCCGTCGCAGGCTGTGTCATTCATTGGGTAGTCTTCCTGTTCAGCGTACCATTCAGCGAGTGCGAACCACTTCTTCAGGCCCTCGATCCACTCGTCGATCTGGCCGTCGGTCCTGTAGGTGATCCGGCGGACAGGCCGGGTCTCGTCGATCATGACTTGGATGGCGTCGATGATGACGCCCTTGATAGGGGCTCGCAGAACCATCTTGCCAGCGGCAGAGTACATGGTCATCTGGTTGTTGGGCTCGAACTGTCTCCAGTAATACTCGCCCGGGGTCATGGTGGTGGTCTTGTAGTCGTCGATGAATAGCTCGTCGTTGAATGTGACCACCCGATCAAGGTGGCCGCACAGGACATAGACCTGCTTGTAGACATCGTCGCCGTCTTCGTCCTTCTCAACCGAGCACTCGGGGCCCCAGTCAAGATCCCACTGGAAGTTCTGCTCGACCGCAGCGTTGCCGTCTTGGTCTATCCATGTCTTCGCTGGGTCTTCCTGACCGTTGTTGTAGTAGTGGTCTAGGTAGTCCACCACAGTGCGGACCAAGCTGCGCCGGTTCTTGTACTTGCCTGCACGCTCAGTCTCATCCGGATCCCAGCCCCATGTGCGGATCATTAGGTCCTTGACTACCAAGAACACCGCTTCTTCGTGGTCTATCCCGCGGGCACGCAGCGAGTGGTACTGCTCAAGGCTACTGTGTACCTCTATGCCGAACTTCAGGTGGACCGACTCGCGCTTAGAGCGGTAGCCACAAATCATGTTGTAGTAGTACAGCCTTGGGCAGCGCTTCAGCCAGCCAAGACTAGTGGCATCCCACGCCCATTGGATATTGGTGCCGGGGTAGAACGGGGATTGCGGCCCAACGTCCGTAGCTTCTGCTTCGTATACCATGAGGCTAGAACCTCCTCTTGAATTCAACCACAGGCTTGGGCTTGGCTATGCCTAGCTCCTCCAGCGTAGGCATGGGCGCGGCCTCAGCTTGAGGCTTCTTGGGTGCCCCCTGCCCACGCATCTTGCGGATCTCAAGGATTAGGAAGTCGTAGTCTTCGTTCTTTAGTTCTTCTGGGTCGGTGTAGTGTATTTGCAACGCGCGTTCCACGTTGTTAGTCGGCATCTCCATTCTCCATTGCCCTGCGGCGTTGTTCACGAACGTATTGATGTACTAGGTCCCGCACCTTGCCAGTCCAGCCACGGCCGAGCATACGCTCTAGCGCCCGGCAGTCGGACTCGTAAAGATTTACGGCGACCTTACGGACTGGAAAGTCGAAGGCCTCCATCTCACAAATTCCCTGCTATGCGAGTTTTTCATTGGATGTCTAATACACTCACGGTCTCTTTCACAATCCATATCCAGCCCTCGTCATCGACTTGGACGATGCGGAAGCCCTCTCCAATGCCGGTCTCCTTGCGCGATGCGTAGAGCTTGCGCGTTAGCTCGCGCGGGTTGTCGGTCTTGATCTTGATACCGTGGCATTCTCCGGGAGGGGCTTTCTGAACGGCTTCCGCTGCCTGCTCCCATAGTTCGGTGTAGGCGTCCATTAGAACCTCCGCTTGAACTCAATATGGGTCTTGCCTAGCGGGTCTTTGGTAACCTGCAACGTGAGCGGCTCAGGCTTCGCTGGCTTGGCCTCCTCCTTGACGCCGCTGAGCGGCTCGATCTTCGGAGCAATGGCCAAGGTCTGTTCCAGATACAGGAACCGTTGGCCGTTCAGCTGCTTGATCTTGAATACTAGCCGGTCATACATGCTCCGGCCGTGCATTGGGTGGTCTGGCTCATAGAGCTTCTTGTTATCGTCACGGTTAAGGCGGCGGGCCTGATTGAGCCGCAATCGTAGATTATACGCGGCGTCCAGATCAGGCACAGCCAGTCTAACCCCCACAGGGTCATCCAATGCTGCGTCCATTGCTTGGCGGCAGTCTTCGTACGCCAAGGGTGAGGTCGATAGCGTCATTCTGGTTCGCTCCATTTGATCCTGTCTGAGTCGATCTCAAAGAGTTGGTCAGAACTGCGTGTCTGCATGACATACCTCAGGTTCTGGTCTTGCTCATCGTCTCGGAGCAGGAATGTGTCTAGTAGAAAGACTTTGTCGTACTCCAAGCCCTTTGACTTGTGGCCGGTCAAGAGCTTGAGGGTTCCTTCTTGTTTGAAGAGGCTTTGGGCATACGCCAAGGCTTGGGAGAGCGTGCGTCCACGGTGAGCGAAGACGGCCATGCAGTCAGCGAGGTCGTTGGCTGTTCGGCTTCCTCGATCAAGCCTTTCAGAACGCCAGTCTTCGATCCGGCCCATGAGTACGTCTCGCTTGGTATCGTCATTCCCAAGCTTGCGCATAATTCCAAGCACTTTAGGGCCAATGTCGCTACCTGCGATGGTGATTGAGCGACCCTCCGCGAGAAGTTTAAGCCCGGTCCGGAACAACGGAGCGTTATTCCGGCAGATGATAGCCGAATGGTCAGGTATAGCCCGTGGGTCCAGGTCTTTGAGCGTTTCAACGTGGCCTCCTTGTCTAAACCACTTGAAGTTAGGAACTCGCCATCGCGCTGCCTTCACGACTTCGGAGGGGCATCTAAAGCTAACGGTGAGTTCGCACTCTCGCATGGAGTATTCCTTAACTGCCTCATCCATTCCGTTGGGGAGGGCCCCCCGGAAACCATAGATATTCTGGCATTGATCTCCAACTCCAAATAGACGGCTATCTCCCCGGATGAGGCGGCGTAGCATGGCATAATTAACTGAGTTCTGGTCCTGCTGCTCGTCAAGAGTGACGAAGGGGTAGTGCGGGAATGCACCCCCGAACACAGCGGGCATGTATATTTGATCGTCAAAGTCGATTGATCCTGCGTAGGCAGCCTTGATGCTTCTAGTGAGAACTTCATCAACAATCCCTCGTCCGAACTCATCTGGAGGCTCCTCTAGGCTAGGATGGGCGAAGAACGCTTCTGCACCGATCAGTGGCTTGGCTGTGTCTTCGAGAACGCCTTTGGGCACATAGCCGAGGGCTTTGGCCTTGGCTAAGCAGTCAAGGACGATGGTCCATATGTTCCAAGCGTCTGACTGGTCCCTGTCAGTCATCTCCCGAATGAAGGTTCGGAGGATGTCAGCGTTCTTCTTGCTATCAACGGCCAGCCGGACACCAACGACCTTGCCCCATATGCCGTGGCCGAAGCCATTCCATGTGACGCAGTCGGTGGTAGTAGGCAGCCGCTCGACCGCCTCTAGCTGGTTGCGCTTGTTGAAGACGATGTAGAGCATCTGCGGGCATATCTCTGCGATCATCTCCGCGGTCGATGTCTTGCCGGTCCCTGCGTAGGAGCGTATCTGGATGTGGTCGTCGATCGTACGGACCAGATCGAGGATGTGGCATTGCTCCTCGGTTGGTTTGCGGTCACTCATTCGTCTGATGCCTCCACTTTGCCCTGTATAGATACTCTGGCTATAAACTCGTCGCCGTCCTGTGCAAAGACTACCTTGTGACGAAGCATTGGCGGCTCTTCGTCCAAGACTATGTCTGTGTGGATTGATATGTACTCAAGGAGGGCGTCCTTGATCTGATCCTCCGTGAAGGTTACCTCACCTTTTATTAGCATCGCTGAGTACCTTCTCTATGTATTCTTCGAGTGTCTTGATATGATCGCGCTGAGCCCGGATCATGGTGTCCTTCTGGTGTAGCTTCTGAAGCATGTCGTCTTTGCCTCCAAGCAGGACAAAGCCAGAGCCCTGCAACATCTCGACCAACTCGTAGATGGGCTCGTTGCCTTCCTCTATACGCTTGCGCATAGCTTCCTCATACATCCTGCGCTTTGCGCGCAGGTTCTCGTCGATGTCACTTAGCTTTGGCTTTTCCATTTAGCTTTCCTTCCGCTTTCTTCGCCCGGGCAACTGCACGGTGACTGTGGACCCAACGCCTCTCATAACCCAAGGCACCCATGAACGCGCTAACAGCCGCAGTCTGGGGACTTCTGGTCTTTCCGTGGAACCATCCGGTAGGGGTGGTAAGCGAGAGTCCTGCAACCCGAGTAACGTAGCTAAGTTTGTGTCCCGAGTCCTTCCACGCCGTCCTAGCCTCATCTATGATCGGGTCCTTTTCCCGGAATGAGTAAGTCTCGTAGATCTTGAGGGTTCTCATCGGCCGGGCCTCCAGCTGCCGACAGCGATGGGTCCCTCGTACTTCATCTTCAGCAGCTTCTCGATAGTCTCTTGGTACGGCCCCTGAAGCTCAGGCATCTGCCGACCGTTCTTGCCGAACACCATCATCATTCCGTTGTGGAATAGGTAAACTCCAGCGATCTCAGTGCTCATTTGACCCTCGCGTAGAGGCCGTTGGCTTGCAGCCTGATCAGGCCGCGGTTGCGCAGCGAGTAGAAGGCAGAGCTAACGGCGTTGGGCTTGTGGTGAAGGGACTTCTTCGCATGGCTTAGGGATATTGGGCCGCTGGCAAAGAGCTTGAGAACTTTGGCAGCGATGGTGTCACCTGAGGGGAACTTGCCATCGCCTCTGGCCTCACGTTCGACGAGCTTGCTGATCTCGTGCGCTGTGCCCTTCGGTAGCAGGGCTAGCAGAGGACCCAGCTGCTTCTCGTCGACTGTCAGAACGACTTGGAACTTCATAACTTGTCCTTTCTGTCCAATGTGGCGTTGGACCAAAGCCGCATGTGCAGGGGCTTGGCGGCGTTGATAGGTCGGGGAATGGCACGCGATACCGTGGCAGTAGCCGTGCCCTTGCTAGTGAGCGTTGGATTAACTTCCAACTCATTGTAGTGTGGCCTTTCCTGTTGCTATATGCATAACGAGTTCCTGCATTCTCTTTAGACCTTCGCTGACATGGAACCAGCCTTTGCCAATGACCATGCCGGGGCCATCGCCTTCGGTACTGTTCAGGTGCATGAGCATGGCTGCGTCTTCCTGCGCTAGACGCAGATGTTCCATCAGCGAAGTATAGCGCTCGACCTTAGTTGGTATCGACAAAGAAAGCCTCCAGTAAGCTGATGAACAGCAACACTGTTGCGGTTACCACGATAAAGAACGTGGGAGCGTCGTATTCATTCATCGGGAGTGACATCGTAGTTCTTCTCGAAGAAGGCTTTGGCTACTAGCCATTTGTCGCCGTGGTTGTCAGGGTTGCGGAAGATCATGTCGCCCCATTTGGGTGAACCGGCAGCCTTGTCTTCTGCATTGACGCTGATGCCATCCATGATTAGACTTGGCACCCAACGTATTGCCTCAGCAAAGCCTTTGCGCTTGTAGCGTTTGAACTCATTCATCGTCGTGGCTCCGATCTCTAAGGTAGTAGCCTATAATGATCACTAACGGGTTGCCGATCACCCACGCTATTGCTATCACGAACGAGATGAATAGCGTCCAATCGACAAACCAATCATTCATCCATAAAGTCCCTAATGAAGTCTCTAATAACCGTCTCGTCGCCGGTCCACAGGACTTGGAGGCCAAGCTCTGTTATCAAAGGATCGTTGGCCCAGCGGCACATGATGAGCACCGCGCTGCGCATATCACCAATCCTGAGTTGCTTGTAGGCGTCAGCCTGCGCTTCGCTTAGGGTCATATGTCTTCTCTCCCGTGAGAACTCCCGGAATTGTGTTTCCGGTCAATAAGTAACAAACTAATTGTGCCAACACGTAGACTGCTAGCAGATCGAACGGTATCAGGTATGAGTACAAGATCGTTGCAAACCCAGCTGTGTAGAGCACAACGTACGCGAGGCTTACGGGTCTGCTGTTTTTCAAGCCAGCGATGTAGTTGCCCGGGCACTGATGCCGAAAGGAAGTATGGTATATGATACTTAATGCAAGCACCGCTAAGCGCCACCACTCGCGCGTCATGAGTGGCAACAGAGGCAAAGCAGCGACTATTACAATACTGCAATTTACGGCGCTTGACTGTACCTTCTTGCATAGCATCACGGTGTGACCACAGAGCCATCAGGCGCAACCAGCGCGTAGGTCTGGGTTTGTTGTTCGGGGATTACTGGTGCGTTGTAGGCAAGCGGGCTGACACGAAAGAGGTTGTTCGTGTCCTTCCAGTGCAGCCAGCCCACGATGGGATCGGTCTGGACAATGGTCACCCCGTCGCCAGCGAACCATGTGATCTTCCAGCCTACCGGCGAGTCAATCGTTGCAATGTAGGTAAAGCCCGCAGGGGCTACCATCGGGATTGCCATTAGAACCTCCGAGTGAAGTCTTTGGATCGGCCAAGACCGAGCATACGCAGAAGCGGCCTTGTGTTAAACTTAGGCTCTTTAGCTTCAACCACTGCGTAATGGTCGCGGGCATCGTGAGGCATGTCGGGCACTTCGGACATAAAGCCTTCGAAGGCACACTTGTGGAACTCTTTGGACCACCACGGATACGCTCGATGGCCACTTGTGGGAATGATCCACCAGTAGCCTTCGCCTTGGCAGCCTTCGCAGTTCTCATCCTTGCCTCCACACTCTGGGCACTCCATGCGCTCTGCAACGTCGAACGCAGGTTCACCCCGTACTTTGTGGGCGATCAGCCATGAGTTGCTCACGTCGTAGTTCCTCTGATTGGTTAAACCCAGCCTTGTAGGACTGGATGTGAATTGCGTAGAGCATGTTGTCGAGCTTGAACTCTGCTGGAGGCTCGAAGCCATGCTCACGCATCCACTGTTGGATCGTGCTGAGCATCTGTATCCTGCCGACGGCCTCGGCGCGCTCATTCATTGATTAGACCTTTCTTCTTGAGGATGTTGGCGATGCGTTCGGACTGCTCAGCGGTCAGCTGGACCTTTGGCTTGGCGGTGAGCTTGGTCTTGCGAGCGACCTTGAACGCTGGCGGCTCATAGAGCATATGGCCGTACTGGTCATGGACGAACTTGAGTACGTTCAGCGCGGTCGACAGACCAATGGTGGTCAGCGGATACTTGGCGATGTATGGAGGCCCGCCAGCCTTGACGGGAACCTCCGCGAAGATATGCCGATCGCTGACCCATAGGGTGATAGCCCAAGGGGGCCTGAACTCGGGGAGCACTTCTGTCATTGGTCAGTCTCCTTTAATTGGATCAGGTCCGCCAAAGCCTGCGCAAACGCCGTTATGTTCAATTCGATCCCGGCCTGTTTGCCTTTGCGTCCTGCGATGAACTTGTCGCCGGTCCTTGCGTTATCGTCGAGGGCATAGCCTTCGCTCAAGAGAACTTCGACCATAGCTTTTTCTAGTCTGCGCCAGTCTTTAGACTTGGGCATGTGTGGCTTAACCTTTGACTTGGGGTGTTTTAGCTTTGGCATGGGTAGCGCGTTCTTCTTTCTTCTCCGCAGGCGTGACTATGCTGCTGTACCGCAGGTTGTATGCCCGCACTGTCAGCTTACGCATCTGATCGCGGCTGAGTACCCGCTTGACGGTGACTTTGGTCATTGGGCAGTCTCCGATTTTGTAATTACCATTATACCACACTTTTAGGAAAAAGTCAAGTAAAAAGAAAAATCTACTCACCTATGCAGAGCCTCGGGATGCCCTCGGTAGAAAGCAAAAGGGCCGGAGTTACCCGGCCCTTGTGAGTGGATTGGATGTCTGATGGCTTAGCGTGGCTTCTCCACGAGCTTGTAGTCTGGCTGCCAATCGCCCTGCTCTCGTGGCTGTGGCATAACAACGTAGCTGTATAGCTCCCAGCCCCAAGGCTCTATGAGGGCAGCAATCCTAGGGTGATATGCTGCCCTATCGTAGAAGCATGGGTGATAGATATAGTCGATCATTCGCTGCCCTCCCTGTCCGCTTCCAGCCTGCGCCATGTGTGCTCAAGGTGATCGCAGACGCTAGTCCGCCAGCCTCCAGCGTCGCCATTGCAACACATATGCCACCATGGCCTGCCTTCGAGGACGTATTTGGCATAGGGGAGCCGTAGCTCCCCCAGATAGCCGTACTCAGTTGGCGTTAGGCTGTCGAACACTCGACGCAGCCTGCTGTGCCAGCATAGCCACAGCCAGCGATAGATGCGCTCTCTCATAGAACTCCCCATCGCTTTAGGTTGCGCTTAGCTTGGCTAAGGATTGACTTGTCTTCGTTTGCAAGCATCTCAGCTGCTCTTGTGATGTGCATTGCAGAGAAGTCAGTTATCCTAAGACCCTCCTTCCGCATGGCTTTCCTGATCCGCATTCTAGCTATGCGCCTAACCTCTGTTGCTAGTGCACCCTTATGCATGGGGCTGCCCTCCATTGCACACAGGGCAGAGTGGCTTAAGGCTGCGGCCCTTGAGCTTACGCTCTTGACCAAACTCAGCGTTATGCCATACTCTAGCGATGATAAGCTCACAGCCTGCCTTGCGGGCAGCGGTAGTCAGCTTGGCTCCGCTGCCATTGGCTGCGTGGTGCTCTTGCCAACGATCGTAGACCGAGCGGCCATTACGGGTTATGCCCAGATAGTGCCCAGCGTGCTTGTAGCGGGGTTCTATGTGGAGTAGATACAGCGTATAGCCTTTCATCGCTTGTCCTCCCTTACAGGAGCCAAAGCAATGATGGCGAACAGAGTGTTCTCGAAGGGAGTGTTATACACGTCCACTCTGTAGATCGTATCCTTTGGCTGCTTCTTCTTCCAGTTGCTAACTATGCCAAGTCTAGGTGTGTTGGCGGTGACTAGCACAGTGTCGTACTTGCCAAGGTAGAAGCCCGGGCCTTTGAACTCCCCAAACTCCTTTGTGAAGTCCTTGGCCGTGTAGTGCTTTGACCAGTTTGGGCTCGTTTGCATGTTGCAGTCTCCTCTTTAGGCAAAAAGAAAGGGCTAGGTGTTACCCTAGCCCCTTGCAGCTTGCTGGTTACCACTTGTACGGGTCAAATCCGCCGTCTGTTCCCGTTTTGCGCTCCGGCTCGCTAGGAGCCTCGCTGGTGCGTTCCGGTGCCGGGGCTGGAGGCGTGTACTGGTAAACCTCAGCCGGCGAATGGGCGGGCTCCGTAGGGCCAGTGGACGGCCCTCCAACACCGCCCGATACCCCGAATTGCGGAGCCTCAACCGGCTCGACCTCTGGCTCTGTCTCGACAGGCTCTGGCTCTGCCTTAGGCGGATGGACAATCCGGTCGATGTCCTTGACCCAGTCGATGGCTTCCTCAAGCCTCTCGCTGAGTTCCTCGACCTTGGCCTCGGCATTGACTGCCCGGACAAGCCGAGCCTCGCTCTCCTGACGGACATGAGCAAGCTCATTCGTCATGTGGCTGATCGTTTCGTCCTTGCTGGCGTTGTCTGCGACCAGCGAAGCGATGCGGTCTTGCGCTTGCTTAAGAGCATCCTGAGTAGCAACCAGTTCGCTCTTGTTGTGGTCACGCTCTTGTCTGGCGAGCGTAAGCTGCTCACTGAGATAACGATTGGTCTCCGAGAGAGCATCGAGTTGCCTTTTCATCTCTGCAAGCTGGGCTTCGAGGTTGGCGACGCGGCTGGCATACTCTGCCTTAAGCTCCGCAACCTCCCGGCTAAGCGTGGCAACGCCTACAATCGAGTCAAGAGAACGCTGAAAGATTGACTTGATTGTAGTCATCTCTGCCTCCGTCGGCATTGGCGTGGGAGCTACCTGGAAGCCCGTGTGTCCACTATCCATTTGATGTGACTCCTAATGGGGTTGAAAGGGGAGGGATAGGGCTGTGGCGCCCTATCCCCATCGACAGATGTGATCCTGTGACTACGGTAGCTAGCTCAAGAATGGCCTTGTTTTCCGTTCACATTGCTCACAGCTTTGGCCTATCCCTGCTTAAGCGTTAGGCCGTTGACCTTGCCCACGCTGCCGGGCCATCACCCGGCCAGCTTGGGTAGCAGATGCGGTAGCAGTCGCATCGGATTTGGCCTTGGCAGCCTTGGCAACCAAGCCCGGATCGGTCTTGAGCTTGCTCAGGTCGATCTTGGACTTGACAGCCTCAGCGGCTTTGGCCTGTTCTGCCAGATTGGCCTCAGCTTGGGCGATGATGGACTCGTCCTCAGCAATGAGGTCATTGGCCAGCGCGGTGATCTGCGCTGCCTTATACAAGGTGACCTTGAGACCAGCGTCACGCATAGCGGCTTTCACCTGAGCCTTAGCGATCCTGCGTGCCTCAACCATAACCTTGCCAGAGACTTTAGTGGCCTTCGCAGAGCCACTAAATTTGATCGTGCCAGCGTTAATGGCCTCGATCTGCTTCTGTCCGGCCTCAAGGGCAGCCATCTTAAGCTCCTCAGGGTCGGGGTAGTTGCTCTTGGTAATCTTGGACGTGCCACGATTGGCAAGAACCTTGAGACCAAGCTGCACAGCCTCGGCGTAGACTTCCGGCGGGATGGCGTCTGTGTCCACCGGCAGGGTAGTCTTCGCTTTGACTATCGGTACTTGAACGACAGGCATGGTGCCTATCTCCTTTTGCTAGCGTTGAATCATGGCTGGTAGCGCTGTCTATGTCGGGTCACAGCTTCGCTAAGGAATGGCTATCCGCATAGCTTTGCCTAACAGTCCAAGGTGTAGTTCTATGAACCACACACCCTAGGGCTGAGTGGAGGAGCATCACCCAGCCCTAGTCGCGTGTATGGTTCCTCCTATTGGTTACACGCAGTTAAGGCAGCTTGTAACCTACCTCCCTCAAGGCCACGGCAAAGTATGCCTTGTCCTCAGGGGTCAATGCCTTGATCTCCTCCATGAAGGCAGTCGGGCCTTTGCCCTTGCCAAAGTAATCAAGCATTGCAGTCATGGGCGTGGATTTGCTGAGATCCAAACCTTCTGTGTTGTACTTGCTCATTGCAGTCTCCTTTCATAGCCCAGAACCATAGGGCTTTCCTGCGCTCTATGCTGGCTACACCCAGCATTAGGATGTTGGCATAGACCTCATCTGCTATCGCTGACAGGTCCACGACGTAACGCTTACGCTTTGCCATTGCTTGCTCCTCTTAGCGTAGCATCCCACAGTCTCATCCACATTGCCTGTGCCAATGTGCATGGCAGAGCGTTCTTACGGTTGTCTAACAACGCTCTGCCATGCAATTCAGGCACGCCTTGATATTCACCGTCCATGAACTTGATATACATCTTAGGCTTGATCCAGACTGCGTACCGGATATTGTTCATATCTTTCCGCAGCCTGAACCAAGTCCGACGCCAACGATAGGACGCGGGACTCTGTCTATTGATGGCGTCGTTGGGCATGTCAGTCTCCCATCACAGCGTAGCATATCAGTGCGCCCAGCATTAGCAGGGTAAAGACGAGCACTGGGCCACTGACTACGCCTAGATTAAAGCTGGGGATAACAACTCCAGCTACAAGGAAGAAGCTCGCGGCTGTTATTGTCAGGATGGTCAGGTCAAGGAGCTTCCACATCACGGGTACTCCCCCGCATATGGCAATGGAACGACACCATACGCACACCAGATGTTATTGGTGAGCATACGTTTGGCTAAGACTTCAGCCTGAGCGTATGTTCGGTGCTCAAGGGTTAGGTGAGACCAGCCATACTTGGACATGAAGCCCACGAGTGACTGCTCGCCAGTGCGTACCCTGAACAGGACAACTCCGTAGGCAGGCATTAGTGCAGCCTCCGATTAGCGTTGACTACCTTGTCAAGCATGTCGTTGGCTTGATTGGTAGCCCGGTCGATGTCCTCTTGGGCACCTTGCATCATAGCAGCGACCATGTCAGTCAGCTTCTCTGAGATAAACTCAATGAAGACTGCTGCTTGGACATCGCTGCCTTTGCTGTTGGCTGAGATGGCTGCGGCTGTGATACGCACACATGCCTTGACCAGCATATCGCTGTTGTAGCCCTTGGCTGACGCTAGGTCAGCCATCTCTTGGGCGAGGTTACATGCTTTGCACATCACATGGCTCCTATATGCTTAAGAGCCCAGAGAACGCCATTGGCATTGGCGCCGTGACGAACCATTAACAAGCCAACCAGCTGAAGCATTGGCTTGTCATTGTGACCAGAGGTCAGCGAGGCCAGCACGGCCATGTAGTCGCCATAGTGATGCTGGGTTGTAGGCAGCTTGGCTTCGATACGCTGGACAATGGGCTCGATCTCTGCACCAAGCTCAACGTCTAAGGTATCGAGTAGCTTCTCGACTGTTGGTGATGATGTAATCATGGTGTTTGCAGTCTCCTCAGTCAGTGGACTATTCCACTGACCCCACTATTATACCGCGATTCGCTGACTAAATGCGACACGATGTCGCACCCCCTAGATAAAGCCTCCCAGATTGCTGATCTACCTCGTGCCTCACGTATCTATCCGGTGGTCAATGATGAGACTAGGTCCAGACTATCCACATGAACAAGCCTAGTATGCCAATGGCTATGATGCCAAGCCACACTAGCTGTTGGTTAATCCTTGTCATTCCAGTTATCCTCGATCCATTGGTCTACGCTGGTGCTGTCATGGACAGGCTTGTTTACGGCTTGGCCAGTGCCTAGCTCTATCCATACGTCGGTATCTACCATACTCAATGGCTGGTAATGGTCAGGGTTGACCCGGACCCTGTTCTTGCTACGCCGCAGCCGGGACCAGCCAGGCTTTGGCCTGTATGTGGTAACCATGATGTTTGGTCGGTCCTAACTAACTCGATCCTACCCTACTAGTATACCATGTCTAGGCTGCGTTGTCAAGGATTATTTTCCGCTATTTTGCAGCCCTCTGCCCTTGGTATGTGTAAAGCATAGCCGGTAGGCCATAGGCTGGCGTAATCAGGTAGCAGGAACGGGCTGCGCCCACTGTCGTATGCCTGCGCTGCCTATGCCGATGCGCGATCCGCTGCGCTGCGCCAGCCGGGTGCTCGACCGCGCGCCGGATGCCGCTCAGCGGGCCAGAAACGGCCGTGGGCGCGTTTTGCGGACCGGGGCGCCATCACCCTAGCGGCCGCATCGCGGGAACGCACCAGCGGGCATTTTTGGGCGTTTTTGAACAAACCGAGAACGGGCTCGCGTTGCAGCGCAGCATTGGCATGTTGCAGCGCACACTATGCCCGGCAGGCTGTTCACGTTTTGTTCGCAAAGCACAAAGGGAAAGGGAGGACATCGCTGCCCTCCCTCCATTCCCAGACCAGCAATGAGGTAGCGTGCTACTCCTTGGTTGCGAGAACTGACTGGTTGGCATCGATGAATGCCCGGATCGCGTCAGCCGTGCCAAGCAGCCGTGCCCATTGCGAGGCGTAGAGCGTGACCGGGAACCTGCCCAGACCGTAGACGCTGACCGCACCCTTGTCCGAGACTTTCATGGACAGCTTGGTTTTGCTGGCCATAGCGGCTTGCTGCTTCAGGACAAGCGCAATCAAGTCAGCCTGTGACATCGTGTTGAGATCAATAGCCATCTGGCTCTCCTCTTGGTTGGCCCGGGAGCCCTGCGCTCCCTGTCGGCCAGTGTCACAACCCTACAGCACAACCGGGCGAATTAGAACCAACTCAGGGTTGAAAATCTGCGACACAATGCCGCAGTTGTTCCCGATTCGTTCACGGCGCGCTGGCATGGTTCTTGCATCCCCTACCGGGATACCTCGATAGCCTTAGGTGCAACTGGTGTTTGCTTGCCTCCAGCCCTCCCGGAGCCCTACTCCTGTGATGTATGTGTGTGTGTGTGTGGAATAGGTCACCGGGCAGGGCCAAGGCAAGTAAGACACCAGGGGACCGAGGGCAACCGAGGGCATGGTGTTAGCAGCGCTCGATGTTGAGTGCTAGCAGCGCGCTGGCATGTTACCGACCGGTCAGTACCTCTACCCAGACAGGCTCGACGGGGGGCGGGGGGCAAAAGGCGGCGCCCGTCGCGGGGCCAGAGGGTCTCACAATACGCGATGTGGAAAATCATTAGATATATAATGCTGGGCGTGAACGCAAAAGATGTCTAATGGTGCGGAGCAGAGTAGATTTTATTTTTTACTTGATTTTCGAAACGTTTTGTGGTATAATGGCTGGGTAAGGTAAGAAAGGGGCTTTGCCCTAATGGATGTGACGCTAGACGCGGGCTGGTTGCTCCGGCCCTGCGTCTATATGCTATTGCAGGCAGGGAAGGTGGTCTACGTTGGTCAATCCAAGAGACCACTGAGCAGGCTTTACTCACACGTCAGCGCTAGCTCACGCCGCGGTAAGGGCAGAACCCTGCCGAAGTGGCTGGCTAAGCACGCGATGGTCTTCGATGATGTAAAGGTGGTTCCATGCGATGTGGAGGTCTTGACGGACCTAGAAACCGAGTTAATCCACAAGCACCGGCCTCGCTACAACATCCGGATGCCAACGCCGAAGATCACGACGCCGATAGACATAAAGGTCAACGGGTTCGTGTTAACGCTGAACAAGCCAAAGGCGCCCCGGTTGGCGCCTTCTGACTTTGTGAGGAGGTTCTGATGGCGCTGCCACGAGGCAAGATCGGCAAGCCGCCTAAGATCCTAGAGATTCGCAAGGTGACCAACGATGATATGGGCAAGCTATTGGAGCCCCGGCGCAAGACCCGCATAGAGAAGTTCCGGGCTGCGCATCATATGGTCGCCCGGATGATAGCGATGGGCTTCAGCGATAACGAGATCTGCGAGGCCTCCGGCTACAGCCATCAGCGCATCTGGACGCTCAAGACCAACCCGGCGTTCAAGGGGATCATTGCGGGCTACGAGGAGAACATCAACGCCATCCGGAGCCAGTATGACGACGAATACACAAAGATCCTCGTCAGCAACCGACAGCGCGCAGAGCTACAGATCGCTGACCATCTGGATGAATCCGACGACCAAGGAGAGCTATTGCCTCTCACTACACTCCTTAAGATCGCCCGGGACGCGGCCGATCGTACGGGGTACGGTAAACATACTACGTCCACCAACGTCCACTACGAGATGGGAGACAGACTGGAGCGGGCAATAGCGCGCTCTGGTAAAACCATTGAGGGCAGAGCCGTGCCCTCAACACCGGTGCGGGTGGTGGAGCATAAGTCACTGCCCGACAGTCCCGCACCGGCTGAATTCAAGCGTAGGTTCTAGGCCACGCTAGAGCCTCAAGGTTAACCATCTAGGCACGCTCCCTGCGGCGTGCTCTAGGAGGAGCCCGGGTGAACGCCGATCTGCTCGCGTGGCTGGCAGCTTGCCACAAGGACCCCATAGCCTTCGTAATGGGTGCGTTCCCTTGGGGCGAGGAAGGCTCATCGCTTGAGCGGTTCAGTGGTCCGGAGCCGTGGCAGCTTGGGCTATTGGAACGGATAAAGCTCGGGCTCCTCACTCCTACTCAGGCCATCCAAGAGGCAGCGGCCACAGGTCACGGAGTTGGGAAAAGCGCCCTCGTTGCGTGGTGCATCCTGTGGTCGCTGTCCACCGCCCCCGATACACGCGGGGTCGTGACGGCCAACACTGAGACCCAGCTAAAAACCAAGACATGGGCTGAACTCGGTAAGTGGTTCAACCTATTCATAGCCCGTGAGCATTTTGTGCTTACGGCGACGGCCATCATGTCGCGGGACCCCGCGCGCGAACGCACATGGCGCATTGATCAGGTGCCGTGGAGCGAGAAGAACACTGAAGCGTTCGCTGGGATGCACAACAAGGGCCGTCGCCTCCTTCTAATCATGGACGAAGCCAGTGCCATCCCCGATGCTATCTGGGAAGTCGCCGAAGGAGCCCTTACAGATAGTGAGACTGAGATTATCTGGCTGGCATTTGGTAATCCTACTCGAAACACCGGACGATTTAAAGAATGCTTTGCAGGCGGGCGATTTGCTAAATGGTGGCATACCATACAACTGGATAGTCGAACCGTTAGCATCACTAATAAAGACCAAATCAACCGATGGATAGAAGCCTATGGGGACGATAGTGACTTTTGCCGAATTCGAGTCAAGGGCGAATTCCCGAGACATGGCGAGATGGAATTCATCTCCGCAGCTGATGTCGAAGCAGCAATGCAACGAGATGCGACTACGTCTGGAACAGATCCCTTATCCCTTGGATGCGACGTGGCTAGATATGGAAGCAATGAATCTGTCATTGCTTTTAGAAAGGGGCGTGATGCCCGGTCAATCCCTTGGCAGTTTTTTAGGGGAATTAATACAGTCGAGCTAGCGAGCAAGATCAACGATGCGTATCACGCCTATAGGACTGACGGAATATTTATTGATGGCGGCGGTATTGGCGGCGGCGTTGTTGATAACGTTCGTCATATGGCCTTGCATTGTTGGGAAGTCCAATTCGGTGGGAAAGACGATGTCGGTGGCTACATCACCGGCAACGAGGGCGAGAAGTACGCCAATAAGCGGGCTGCCATGTGGGGCGCTATGCGGGCGTGGATCAAAGGAGGATCAATCCCTAACGATCCCGAACTTAGAGCCCAACTGATCGGTCCCACCTACACATTCAACAACAGAAACGAGATCTTGCTGGAAAGCAAGGAAGACATGATGCGGCGAGGGGTTGAGAGCCCTGACCGGGCTGATGCCTTGGCGCTGACGTTCGCATATCCCCTCGCCGCACACGCCTACGCCGGTGGCGAACACCGCATGAACGAGGACATGGTCTCCCACGAATACAACCCATTTGACGAGGAGCATATGGCAGCCTAATGCCGGATGACCGACCATCAGCAGCCGACGCGCTCTATCCGAACGGGCCCCGCGTGGCGCTAGGCAACGAGGAGGCTGACTCTAACCTCGACAACGCTACCAGCGAGATGAGACTCACCAAGCAGGAGCAGAACCTGTACCAGCACCATCTAGACAACCG